TCAGACGATGCGAATACATGGACTCCCGTTGTGGCAGTCAATGATTCTTGGACAGAACAAGCAACAGGAAACAATACATGGCAAGCAATCGCGTAACTTTTGGGGAATGGCTACCTGACCAGCCCGGGGTGATTGGTGCTCTCACGACTGCCAAGAACTGTTACCCCCGCGCTGTGGGTTATGGCCCGTTCCCGCAAGAGTCTGACTACTCTGCCGCCGCAGACTTAAATCTAAACAATGTGGTGGCCGCACGGGATACCTCGGGAAACACCAAAGTCTTTGCTGGTAGCGACACCAAGCTCTACACGCTAGATTCTGGCGACCTATCGCTAGACGATGTGTCAGGCACAACCTACACAAGTGCGTCGCGCTGGAGATTTACACAGTTCGGCAATAGGCTGATTGCTGGCAACGAAGCCAACACCCTACAAGGCTATGATTTGACCTCTACGGGCGACTTTGCAAACCTAGCCTCGGATGCTCCGAAAGCTAAGTTTGTGACCGTGGTTCGAGACTTTGTGGTTACCGGCTACCAAAACTCCTACCCGTTTCGGGTTCAATGGTCAGGGATTAACAACGAAACAACCTGGGCAGCTTCCGGCACTACACAGGCAGACTCTCAGGACATCCCTGACGGTGGCGCGGTGCAAGGCGTTACGGGTGGTGAATTTGGTCTAGTGCTGCTTGAGCGAAGCATATTTCGGATGTCCTATCTTGGAACTCCGCTGATATTTCAGTTTGACAACATCGCCCGTAACCTTGGTTGCTACGAGCCAAATTCAGTTATCCAATGGCAACAGGTCACCTACTTCTTGGGTGATGACGGATTCTATGCCTGCGACGGCCAGAATGTCGTCAACATTGGTGCGGAGAAGGTAAACCGATACTTCTTTACCTCTTTACAAGAGGCAGAGATTGGGAACATGAGTGCCGCGGTAGACCCTGAGCGAAACCTCATCATCTGGGGATACCCGACAATTGACACAACTTATAGACTCTTGATTTACCACATTCCAACTAAACGCTGGTCCTATGCGGATACAGGCGTCAATAGAGTCTGTACGTCTGCCACGCCAAGTATTACGTTGGAAGGTCTAGATTCTTTTTCGGCAAGCATAGATGCTCTGTCATCGTCTTTAGACTCTCGTATTTGGTTAGGTGGAAAAATTAACCTGGCTGGCGTATCTGGTGCAAAAATCATCACATTCTCTGGCTCGCCAAAAACAGCAATTATTGACACATCTGACATTGAAGTAGACTCAGCCAATAAGTCCATGATTACCCTGGCAAGACCGATTGTGGACAACGGGTCGGGTTCTGTGGCCGTGGATTCGCGTGACCTGCTAAACGAAACCGTAAGTTTCCCAGCCGTGACTGCGGCAAACTCAGAAAACCGAGTCGGATTACGCTCTTTTGGCCGCTATCACAGACTACGGGTTACCCCTACAGGCGCAGATTGGAAGTCAGCAATTGGCGTTGATTTAGAAATCCAACGGGCAGGGATGCGCTGATGTTTCGTGTTCTACCGTATGCTGGAGCTACCCCACGGGAGATTTCCGAGGTAGTCAACAACCTGATGAACGGCAAGTCCAATAACACCGGGACTATTACGCTAAACACAGGAAACGCTACGACCACAACCTTGGTTGACGAGCGCATTTCTGTAGATACAAAAATTATCCTGATTCCGTTCTCGGACGCGGCAGAAGCTGACTCTGCGCCCTACGGTGCTTTTCAGGACACGACTGACCAGGTGGCGGCTAATACGACCACGGCGTACCCCATGACGCTTAACACCACGGACTACTCAAACGGGGTGTATGTGTCTAACAGTTCTAGAATGAACGTGCGGAACTACGGGATTTATAACCTGCAATTTAGTGCCCAATTAGTCAATACGGACAGCCAGATTCACGACATTGATATATGGTTCCGCAAGAACGGAACGAATATCGCTGGCTCAAACAGCCGGTACTCAGTCCCAAACAGCCACGGCGGTGTAGACGGACACCTGATTGCGGCGTTGAATTTCTTTATAGAACTGAACGCCAATGACTACATGGAAATCATGTGGGCAACGGATGATGTAGCGGTGAGTATTCAGCAGTTGCCGACTAGAACTAGCCCAGACACACCGGCAACCCCGTCGGTCATCGCTACCATGCAATATGTCGCACCGTCGGCTTACTCAAACATTTACGTCTCTGCCCAACAGCAAGGGCAGGCAACAATCACACACTTTGCCAACTCAACGGCAGACAAAACTTACGCTTATATTCTTATAGGGTAACAACATGGCAGAATCACGAATTGACCCAGCACTACTCCCTTACCTGCAAACAGGTTTACAGAGGGCTCAAGAGCTATTCTTAACGGGTCCACAGCCTACCTTCTTTCCCGGGCAGACTTATGTCGCTCCTAGTGAGCAGACCCTTGCCGCGCTAACCCAACAAGAACAAGCTGCCGCCGCCGGAGCACCTGTATTACAGCAGGCTCAACAGGCTTACCAGCAGTCTCTAGGGCAAATCGGCACTACTGCCGCAGGCGGGTTCTTAGGTGGGTCTCCGTATCGTGAAGCCTTAATCCAAGCCGCTACCCGACCCCTGGTTCAGCAGTATGAGCAGACCGTATTACCAGGCATTGCAAGCGGGTTTAGCCGTGCTGGTCGTTACGGTTCAGGAGCAATGGAACAAGCCCAAGCAAGGGCTACAGAAGCCTTTGGAAGGTCTTTGGGAGATGTATCTGCAACCCTAGCGGCACAAGACTACGCTCGGGAGCGCGGACTCCAACAACAGGCCCAGATTGCACAGTCGGCACTTGCCCAAGCAGCCCCGTCATTCTTCCAATCCTCATTCCTGCCAGCACAGGCTTTAAGTGCAGTAGGCGCAGCTCGTGAGCAAATCGCACTTCAGCCGCTTCAAGAACAAATCGCTCGGTTTAACTTTGGGCAAATTACTCCACGCCAATCTTTGCAGACATTCCTTTCTTCTGTTTACGGAAGCCCAATGGCCGCGTCAAACATACCGCAGGCGCAGACCAATCAATTTGCTCAAGCACTAGGTGGAGCAGGTCTTGGATATATTGGAGGAAGTTTTTTAGGCGGCACACCTCTTAATCAGCCCGGTCAAGCAGCAATGCTTGGTGGGTTACTTGGTGGACTTGGCGGGTACTTCGGATGAAGCCATCAGAAATCATTGTTGCAGACGCACAAGAACGCAACCTACAGCCAGAGATAATTCTTGGTGCTGTAAACCGTATGCTTCAGTCAAAAAATGCGGTTATGTTGCAAAAGAATGATTCTGTTCTGTTACTAGAAAAAATTGAGCCAGGTATCGTTGCGCTGCATTTATTTAGCGAAGATAGCCCAATGACACTTGTCAAATCTATAAAATTCTTTATAGAAAATGTTAGACAGTCTGGCATCCAAACCGTGTACGGACTTGCTGACAATGAGCAAATTGTTCAACTTTTGACATCTCTTGGTGTGCCTGTTCAAGAATCAGACAGACCTAACTACAACTGGATGGCAATGGTATGAGATACGACCATTTTTCTATGTTGCCCGAAAGGGCGTTCCAACCTCGCGGTCCATATGGGATGACGCTAGAGGGTGGCGGTGGCGGTATTGTCGGAGATATTGTTGGTGGCATTGGTGACGCAGTAAGCGGTGCTGTAGATGCCGTCGGAGATGTCATCAGCGGTACTGTAGATTTTGTGCAAGATGTTGGCGGCGATATAGATGATTTTGTAAATGAAGAAATTCCAGGTGGTTGGGTAACGGTTGCGGCAGTTGGAACGGGTATGTACTTAGGTGGTGCAGAAACAGCCGCTTTATCTGGAGCGACAGAAGCAGGAGCAGCCACAGGAACCGCCGCTGGCCTAGGTGCTGCCGATGCAGTTACAGCCGCTGAGTGGTTTGGTGGTGCTGGAGCCGCTACCACCCCTGGAGCTATTTTTGGAAGTGCCGCACCATCCGCAGGATTGCTTGGTGGGGCCGCAGAATTGGCATCTGTCGGGGAAACAATGGCCCCAGTTGCCGGGCCATCAAATGTTCTTGAATATGGTTTTCCTGCAACAGAACCAATTACACCTGTTTCGGTAGATGTTATTCCTGGGTACGCAACACCAGAAAATGTTTTTGAATATGGATTTACACCGACAGACCCAATAAACCCAATTCCTGTTGATGTTATTCCGGCATCAAACATTTCATTAAGAGATGCATTTCAGGGTGCAAAACTTGTAAGTGGATTGCTTACACCTCAACAACAAGCAATGCCACAACAAATGCCTACATCAACCCCACAGGGAAACATTGACTACTCGCAACTTCTCGGACTTCTGTCACAGCGAGCAGGTGGAACCGGATTGCTCGGCACTCGATTCCAGCCGCAACCTATTAACCTTGCTAGTCTATTAGGATAAACACATGGACGAAACACTACAAAGTCTCCTAGGTGGCGGTCTGCCAGCCGGACTTTTGACTCC